GGATTTAATCCTAACTCAACTCTACAGCTTAGAAGTCTATTGTTTGATTACATAGGCTTAGCCCCAACGGGTAAGAAAACGGGTACTGGTGCTGATAGCACTGATGCCGAAGTATTGGGTATACTAGCAGAAAAACATGAAGTACCAAAGCATATACTAGAGATTAGACAGAAAGTTAAAATTAAGAATACATATCTTGATAAAATTATTCCTAATCTTGACATAGATGATAGATTGAGAACAAACTTCAATCTTCATGGTACAACTTCAGGTAGACTGTCCAGTAGTGGTAAACTAAATATGCAGCAGCTTCCAAGAGACAATCCGACAGTAAAGGGTTGTATCAAGGCGAAGGCTGGACATAAGATAGTCGCGATGGACTTAACAACCGCAGAAGTGTATTGTGCTGCAGTACTTGCAAAAGACAGAGGTTTACAGAATGTGTTTAAGTCTGGGGGTAATTTCCATAGTACGATTGCTAAACAAGTGTTCAGACTTCCTTGTGAAGTAGAACAAGTTGCAGAACTATATGGCGACAAAAGACAACAAGCAAAAGCTGTTACCTTTGGTATCATGTACGGAGCAGGCCCGAAAAAGATTAGTGAGCAGGTCACTAAAGATAGTGGTACTGAGTTTTCTATGCAAGAAGCACAGTACGTTATCAAAGATTACTTTGAGGCTTTCCCTAAACTGCGAGAATGGTTGAATAATATGCAGAAGTTTATTCAAGCCAATGGTTTTATTTATTCTCATTTCGGAAGAAAGAGAAGACTACCAAATGTATTCTCGTCAGACAAGGGAATCGCAGCTCATGAAGTAAGGTCAGGAGTTAATGCACTTGTACAGTCTGTATCATCCGACATCAATCTGCTTGGTGCAATCGATACACAGAAGTATATTCGCAAGACTGGTATGAAAGCAAAGATCTTTGCTCTAGTGCATGACTCCATTCTAGCAGAAGTTCCTGATGATGAGATCGAACTTTATAGTAAGAAACTGAAAGAGTTTATCCAAAAGGATAGAGGACTGTCAATACCTGACGCTCCAGTTGGTTGTGACTTTGATGTTGCAGACGATTACTCTCTTGGTAAGTTTAGTAAGTTATATGGAATATGAGTTTAATTACAGTAATCAAGCCCTATGAAGAACTAGATAGAGACGAGTTGTATCGAGTTATACAACTTAGAATACAGGGATTCATAGTGCGAAACGGAACTTGTTATCAAGACCTAGAAGCACACTACGACAAGGAGCAGTATTATATGATGACATATGATACTGTTCTTGGTTTAGACCCACAGCTTATGGTGGGAGTAAATGCTTTGTGTACAAACAAAGTATTCACAGGGGATGATGGTACAGAGTATCGTTATCCTGCATTTCGCAGACAATCATGGGTTGATGCCTACAAAGGTGGGGCGTCAACTTATGACCTTACTATTGGAAAAGAGTTCTGTGAGAAACAATTTGATAGTCCTAACATGATGTGTGAAATAACATATGAAAAGGGCAGACAAGTCTTTTTAGACTTTGGAATGAAAGAAATCGGGACTAACATAGACCCAGCGGGTAGGAAAAATTGGATGTTTATATATGAATCTTAGAGAAAAAATACAAGTAAGACTAGACCAAATAGAGATGCTAATGCACGAAGACTATCATTTGAAGAATCCTGATGAAGTATATAATCAGACTCTCAATGTAAGTAAGTTTTGGTCAATACTATCAGAAGAAGATAGAGACTTCATACAAGGAGTACAAGGCTCGATAGAAGAAGGCTGGTCGTGGAAGAAGTAATAATGAACAAATGGCAATTACTACAGCCTATACATTTTAGAGCGGACACTGAGTACTTACTTGACAAAGCAAATAAGTTAAAGAAAAGAGCTTATACACATAAAACAGGTCAAGCTATTGATAACTATAAATTTGCACACTTTCACAATGACCAAATAGAAGGCTTCTTAGACACTATGCCTTTCTTAAAACACTGCAAGTACAGAACAAGTTTTGTTTGGCTAGAGAAAGATACAGTACTCCCTTGGCATACAGACAAAGGAAACAAATGTGCAATAGTATGGGGTTTACAAGGCTGGAAAGAATCTTGTACTTACTTTAGACCTAAGGGACATATAGGGGGTAACAGAGCAGACCATGAAAGAAAGTGGGTTTACCAAAATGCAATACTTGATACTTCTACTGAACATAAAGTAGTAGTTAAAAGTAAAGAAAAGATTATGTTTAAGCTATCTATTATTGATAAAGATTTTGACTGGGTATGTACTAATTGGAGTAACTGTTTCAAAGGATTCAAATATCCACAATGATTAAGTTTCCAGCATACATACTATCAGAAGAGCCTGAGGAAATAGATGGACTATTGATTATAGCAGACCAGATAGTAGATGACAGAAATATGTCTGGAGAAACTCTAGGCATGAGAAGATTACAAAGCCCTATGAAAAGTATTTATCCACTTCGTTATCAGATTGATGATGAAGTTGGAATGATGAAACATAGAGGTAAGCACTTCATTGATACTAATGGAGTGTATTGGTATAACGAGAAAACAAAGACAGCAACTCTTAAATACCATAAAATAAGAAAAGTTGAAAAGAAAGATATAGCCGCAGTTGTTTGGCTAAAAGACGTGCCTTTTCCTTTTGTAGAAGCAAGACCTCCTCAAGATGGAAACTCTTGGGCAGGTCTGTTGTATAAGTCAGGAATACCTTGGAAGATATGGGAATACTGCGAAGAAAAGAAAAAAGATACATGGAGAAAAATTTAATGAATATTGAAGAACTAAAAAGTAAGTTAAAAACAAATATAGTATTAATTAAGTTCGAGAGTTTAAAATCTCAAAGAACATATTTTAGAGAGTACACTCTTTGCGAAGAGTATATGCCTATACCTAATCATATTAGAGGACAGAATGGGGATAAGTTAATATGCTATGATGTAGAGTTCCAGAAGTGGGAAGATATAGAAATAGACACAATAAGCGAGTGGAAAGTAGTACAATAATGGGTAAGTTAAGACAATGGTTTAGAAATTGGTTTGATATTCAAATAGAAAAATCATGGCAAAGAAAGGCTAATAGACAATTTAACAAACACTCAGTAAAGTATAGAGATGGAGACAATACATGATAATGACTATCTCAAACTTTTTTACAGAAGATCAAGCTAAATTTTTTAGAGCGTATTGTGACTATGCAAGTAATAATGACAGTCTAGAAGTGAATCTAGTTACAGGTAAAAAGAATAAGAAAGTAGATAGAAACTATTACACCCTTAGAAGTCATTACAAGTTTATGGACGAAATAAAACAAATTTCAGAAAAAGAATTTGGAAACAAGTTATATTATCAAAAAGGAAGTTTTGGTCATATAATGCATTACCACACTCCAGGACAAGGACTTGAATGGCATGCAGAACCTAATATTGCAACAATATCTGTATCTATAAATTTATCAAAAAACCATGAGTATGAAGGAGCAGAGTTTGAAATAAAAGATGAACAAGTACACTTACCATATAGAGCTGCAATATTTTACGCTAGTAGTAGAATGCATAGAGTAACGCCACTAATAAGTGGGCAAAAGAAAAGTTTAGTTATGTGGTTACAAAACGAGGAACAAAGAAAATAATGTGTGGATTCGTAGTCACAACAAGAAAAAATGATATAGAGTATATGACTATGCGACAAAAGCATAGAGGTCCAACTGACCATTCCTACTGGCAAGACGAAAGGTTAGCTTTTGGTCATGTATTGCTAGACGTAAATGGAACACATCAAATACAACCATTCAAAACTAAGAAGGGCAACATCCTAGTTTTTAATGGAGAGATGTATGATTCTAATATTGATAATGATACTGCTTTTTTAGGCAACGGATTAGATTTATTTGGTTACAGATTTATAGGTAATACAGACTGGCATGGTTCTTTTGTATATTACAATAAAAAGAAAAACAAATTAATTATAGCAAGAGATCATTTTGGTGCAAAACCTTTATGGATATACAAAAAGGGTAAAGATTTAACAATTAGTACAAGTTTAAGAAGTATACATTTTAAAGAAAATAATACTAAGACACATCATATGTATATGAATAACCCTTTGTGGTTAGGTAATGCTAGTCCATATACTAATATAATTAAAGTAGCTCCTGGACAAGTATGGGAATTAGACTTAGAAACCCTTAATATTGAAAGAAGAAATTTATGGGGCAACTTTAGAATTGACAGTTCAAATATAAATATAAATGAATTTAAAACAAAATTAATAACTAGCATAAAGAAAGTAGCGAATACTAAACAGAAAACTGCTATATTTCTTAGTGGAGGTTTAGACAGTACTTGTGCCTTAGGCATACTAAAAGATACAAATATAGATTTAACCGCTTACATTTGTGATTATGGAAAAGAAGGTGGACTTGTACATGACCATGATGGGTTTCGTAAAGAAGCAAAGATGGCAATCAAAACTTGTGAAGAATGGGGAGTGCCATATAAAGTTGTAAAACTAGATTACAGTTCAGTGCATCACTATCATAGAATGTGGTTAGCACATACTCACTTTCCTTGGGTTGATAGAAACAGAACAGCACCTAGATATGCTTTATGCAAAGCAGCAAGCCGTGACGGGTGTAAAGTAGTTCTAACTGGGGATAGTGCAGATGAATTATTTACAGGCTATCAACATCATGATAGATACTATAATGATGAGTACAACAAAGAAACAATAGATAACTATGCCTCAAAACAAAGGTGGATTCCAAAACAAATATTTAGTAAAACAGACTATAAAAACAATGCCCTTTGGTATGACTTAGTGAGTACATCAGAACAAAATATTCTGACAACTGATCAAACCTGTGGCATGTGGGGAATGGAAAGCAGACCAGTGTTTCTTTCTCAAAGTTTTGTACGATACATGATAAATATAGAAAGCGGAGTAAAGTTCAAAACACATCCCGACCATCAGATTGGAACATATAAATACTTATTAAGAGAAGTTATGAAAGATTATTTACCAGAGCATGTTCGTGATAGACGACAGAAAGTAGGATGGTCATCGCCTTGGGACAATAATCATCAAGAGCTGACTAGATTATGGAAGCTACAAGATTTGGAATTTATCTCGAATCTATGAAGGCTGTATTTTCAAACAGAATATACCTCTCAGTAGATGTAGAAACACGTTCAAAAATCGAGAAGGAGCTAACATATACAATAGCCCCGAGGATGCCACAAGATCCACCTATCGTATTTAAAACAGTTCGATGGATAAATGATACGTTGATTTCTATACCTGTGGGGAGAGATGATTTGATTCCTGATGGGTATGAAATAATCGACAAGCGAGTGACATCGCCAGTGGAACTTCCCGACTTTAAGTTTACTTTACGACCAAGCCAGCAGAAGGTACATGACGAGATCCAAGGCAACGCTATAGTTAACGCTTGGGTAAGTTGGGGAAAGACTATAACAGGTTTAGCTATAGCTAAGAAGTTAGGTCAGAAAACATTGGTTGTTACTCACACAACCACCCTACGAAATCAGTGGGAAAAAGACGTAGAAAACTGCTTTGGAATCAAGGCAGGCAGAATCGGGTCAGGTAGCTTTGATACTAAGTCTCCAATAGTTATTGGAAACATTCAGAGTTTATACCGCAAGATGGACGACATTAAACAAGAATTCGGGACTGTGATTTTAGATGAAATGCATCACGTCAGCAGTCCAACTTTTACTAGAATAGTAGATGAAATGCCAGCTTTGAATAAGATAGGCTTATCAGGAACACTAGAAAGAAAGGATGGACGACATGTGGTATTCAGAGATTACTTCGGTAATGATGTACATATACCACCAAAAGAGAATTACATGACGCCCAAGATTCATGTAGTTAAGTCTGATATACGTTTCTTAGATGGAGCGTATACTCCTTGGGCAGAACGAATAAATCATCTTGCATATAACGAAGAATACGTTCATAGTGTAAGTATGATTGCTGCAAAATATGCCGCAGAAGGACACAAAGTATTAGTAGTGTCTGATAGAGTAGCTTTTCTAAAAGCTTGTGCTAATCTCTGTGGTGATAAAGCAGTTTCCATAACAGGAGATATGGAACTCACTGAAAGGGAAGATGTAATGAATGAAATCAAAGAGGATAAGAATATACTCTTTGGTACGCAGTCAATCTTTTCTGAAGGTATATCATTAAATGATTTAAGTTGTTTAGTGCTAGGCACACCTATAAATAATGAGCCTTTACTAACGCAGCTTATTGGAAGAGTAATAAGAGAGAAAGAAGGAAAGCGACAACCTGTTATCGTAGACATTCATCTCAAAGGAAAAACAGCAGCTCGTCAAGCAAATGCAAGACTGGGCTACTATATAAAACAAAATTACGAGGTAAATATCTTATGATAGATAAAAAAACAATACAACTAGACATACCAAAAATGCAACAATCTAAAGTATTTCTAGCTACACCTATGTATGGTGGAATGTGCCATGGTTTATACACAAAATCTTTGATGGACACTACAGCTTTATGTATGACTCATGGATTACAGTTGCAAATTTATTATATGTTCAACGAGTCCCTTATAACAAGAGCTAGAAACTATTGTGTTGCTAACTTCTTGAAAAGTGATTCAGAATACTTACTATTTATAGATAGTGATATAGCATGGAATGCAATGGACTTAGTATACATGTGGCATTTATTAACAGAAAATCCTGAACAGTATAAAGTGTTATGTGGTTTATACCCTAAGAAAACAATTGCTTGGGAAAAAGTATTAAAAGCAGCTAAATCAGGTGTATATGACAATGACCCTATGGGACTAGAAAAAGTTGCTGGCGATATGGTATTCAATCCTTTAGAAAACCAATACCCAGGAGGACAAGCTCCTATCTATGAACCAATAAAAATCAAAGAAGGCGCAACAGGATTTATGTTTATACACAGATCTGTGTTTGAAGAATATGACAAGCATTACCCTGAAAGATTATATACTCCAGACCATTTAAGAGAAGGAGAGTTTCAACCAGGAGAACAGATTATGGCATATTTTGACTGCATAATTAACCATCAAAACAGATATCTTAGTGAAGACTATATGTTCTCAGAAGTTGTAAGAGACATGGGAATAGATATATGGGCACTCCCAGTGGTAGAATTAATGCACTGTGGTACGCACATCTTCCAAGGTAAACTATCAGATATGGCACAGGCTGGAGTACATGCTACTCTCGCTCCTGAGGACGTTGGTAAAATAACAAAGCAACAACTAGGCAGTGACCCCCAACTAGGTAATGATGATCTAAGTATAGCTGGTGGGAATGAAGCAGAGAAAAATAGTTCTTGACACGAGTTTAAAAAGTTGGTATAATATGTTACTATTTAATTGGAATGAGATAATGAAAGTAAGCAAAGGAGACATTGGTGAAATAATCCAAATCCTTCGTATAATTACTTACAAAATCAAACCTAAAAATTACTACGATAAAACTTTTAAGTTTTACAAGTATCAGTTCGGTGGTACTAGTTTTATCCTAAACCCAAAGGATTTGCTAGAACACGGACGCGGATTAAGTGATAAAGAAGTAGCGGAGTATGCAGGTGTCGCATCATTCCGTAACTATCACGAATATCTGAAAACAAAAGACACCACACTAGATTTTCTGATGTCACCGATATCAGAAGAAATTATAACTAAAAACAGACTGCTTGAATTAAAAGATGGACGGGTACACTTTTTGTTCGAGGAGACATGGAGATAAATTATGGCTATTGGCTTTAATACAACAAAGGGCTCAGCCCAAAAAGATAAAATTGAAACTTACAACTACGCAGGTAAAGAAGACCATCACGTAAGACTGATTGGTGACTTACTACCTAGGTACGTATATTGGATTAAAGGGGAGAATGGAAAGAACATTCCTATGGAGTGCCTATCTTTTGATAGAAACTCAGAAACCTTTAACAACGTAGAACATGACCATGTTCGCGACTTTTACCCAGACTTAAAATGTGGATGGTCTTATGCCATTCAATGCATTGACTACGCTGACAAAAGTGTTAAAGTTTTGAATTTAAAAAGAAAACTATTCGACCAAGTACTAGTAGCTATGGAAGAGTTGGGAGACCCAACTGATCCAGTTACAGGCTATGACATTCATTTCAAAAGAAAGAAGACTGGCCCACAAGTATTTAACGTAGAATACCAATTAGCAGTTCTAAAGTGTAAAGCTAGAGAACTAGAGGACTGGGAGAAAGAATTATTGGCTAATCTTAAGTCAATGGATGATGTTCTTACCAGACCAACTGCAGATGCACAGTTAGAACTTCTTAGAAGAGTTAACGATCAAGGTAGCGAAGCTCCTGAAGATGTATCAAGCGAGTTTGACGTATCATGATAGGCGTTGGAGAGAAGTTCCCTGCCTTTACACTGCAGGGTGTAGACAAAGATAATAACTTTGTACCCG